AAATATGCAACTAATGAAGACATTAATAGAATAATAGAGGAATTGTGTTAATAAATCATACTAAAAAATATATCTATATTAGAAATCCAAAAACTGGGTCAACCTCTTTACAATATTTTTTAATAAAAAACAGTAACGATGATATTCAGTATTCTGGAATGCCTTTTATAAATATAGATAGTAACATTACTAATTTTGAATTTGCTAACCACCCAACAATACAAAATATTATAGATTCAAAAATAATGTCAGAAGAAGATATTTTAAATTATGATAAATATGTAATTGTTAGAAATCCGATTGATAGATTTTTGAGTGCGTGTTATCATTTTGTTAAAGCACCAGAGCACTGTCATATAAAAATTAATAATATGTCTAATAAAAATGAAGTGGTAAGTAAAATATTAGAACATTATGATCATAATATTTGGTACGATGTTGCCTTTGTTCCACAAGAAAATTGGATAATTCATAACGGAATAAAACTAAATAAACTATTTAAATATGAAGATATTAATTTTATGGCTAAAAAATTAACTAATATAGATTGTAATATTCCATACAATTATCGATCGGATGTTAGAGAAGATAATAAAAAAGAAGAGTTGAGTAATGAATTATTAGACCACATTGAATTTATATATAAAAATGATTTTGTTTTATATAATAGTGTGCAAAATCTAGATTTTTGAATTACCTGATTATGTTAAAATTGAAATTACTGGATTTGATTATGATATTGATGATATTTTAAAAAGAATTAAATATTAATGATTAAACGAATACTTATAACAGGTTCTTCTGGATATATTGGCTCACATCTATTAGAATTGATAGATGCCGAAACTTTAGACATTGACAATTTCACTTGCGATGTTACCTACCATACAGATATACGTAAAGACTTCAGTTTACCAAAAGAATATGATGTTGTTGTTCATCTTGCCGCTTTGGTTCAAGTAGGCGAAAGCGTTAAGCATCCTAAAGATTATTATGAGACTAATGTTTTAGGCACTCTAAACGTTTTAAAGAATATCAAAACAAAAAACTTCATATTTGCTTCTACTGGTGCCGCAGAGAATCTAGGTTCACCTTATGCAATCTCAAAAAAAGTTTGTGAAGAAATTATCCAAGATTATTGTACACAAAACAATATCAATTATACCATCTTCAGATTCTACAATGTAATTGGTTGCAATAAGAATATTACGCCAACTAATCCTGATGGATTATTCTATGCACTAATTAAAGCAATCGACACAGGAAAATTCAATGTATATGGTACAAACTATGATACTAAAGATGGTACATGTGTTAGAGACTATGTTCATGTGAATGAGATTTGTAGTGCTATTGTTACTGCTATATCAAAGCCTTCAAACTCGATTGAAAGTTTAGGTCATGGTAAAGGACATACAGTATTAGAAATAGTAGAAACCTTTAAACGAGTAAATAACATAGACTTTGAAGTTATTCCACAAGATAATAGAGAAGGTGACTTTCCTGTGTCCGTATTGAAAGACGTTTCTTCTTACATGCAATCACTGTACACTTTTGATGAGATGTTGAAATTATAATGAATTAATTCTTATAAATACATCATAGTAAATCAACAAAATTGGGGAAAATGAACCAATGTCGTACCAAAATTTTAAGGTTAAAAATGGATTGTCTGTTAATGATGTAGAAGTCATCGACGGTTCAGGTAATCTAGTAGGTCCTGCTTCTTCAACTTCAAATAGCGCGTCATCATATGCTAATAGTGCATACGCACAGGCAAATACTGGAACAATTCTAGCGCAAGCGGCTTTTGATCAAGCGAATACAGGCGGTGAATCCGCAGACAGTTTTGCTAGAATTACAGCTAATAGTGCCTACGCTCAAGCAAATACAGCAACTACAAACACATCAACAGCAGACCAACGAGCAGTCACGTCTGGTGATTATGCCAATTCAGCTTTTGAAGTAGCAAACACAGCACTATCATCTATACCTTCTTTGTCTGGATATGCCACTGAAGGTTATGTAAGTACACTAATATCAAATCTTGTAGACTCGGCACCAACAACATTAGACACTTTAAATGAACTAGCGGCAGCCTTAGGTGATGATGCTAACTTTGCAACCACAGTATCTAATACTATAGGTGTTGTTGGCTCTTATGCTAACAGTGCCTACGCTCAAGCAAATACAGTAGACCAACGAGCGGTAACTTCAGGTAGTTATGCTAACAGTGCTTATGTTCAGGCGAATAGTGCCTACGCTCAAGCAAATACAGCAACTACTAATGCCGCTACTGCTGACCAAAAAGCAGTCTCAGCAGGTTCTTATGCTAATTCATCATTTGCGGTTGCTAACACTGCTAATGTCAACGCAACAAGTGCAGGTTCTTACGCTAACTCAGCATTTAGTATATCCAACACAGCTACAACTAATGCGGCTACGGCCGACCAAAAAGCTGTTAGTGCTGGCTCTTACGCTAACTCAGCGTTTGATACAGCAAACACTAAATTTAATTCTACAGGCGGATTCATTACAGGATTTGCGAATGTCTCAAGCAATATATCTGTAGGAACGTATATTGATTTTGCAAATGATGTTGAAGACCCAACTTATAAAGAAGGTAGATTATATTATGACCCAGGTTCAAAATCTGTGGCGTATTATAATGACTCTTCAAGTTATATTCATATAGGACAAGATGTTGTAACTCGTGTTTGGAATAACTCAGGTGCAACTTTGCCTAGAGCAAACTGTGTGTTTATTTCTGGTGAATCTTCAGCGAATGGTTTTCCAAATGTTCTCTTAGCAAGTGCTGGTACAAGGGCTAACGCTGAGGTTATAGGTTTAACAACTACAGATATTCCAAACGGTGGTTATGGATTTGTTTTAATATCAGGTAGATTACAAGGTTTAAACACTTCAGCTATACCTGAAGGTTCTGAATTATTCTTATCTGCTACTGAACCTGGTAAATTTACTACTAGTGTTCCTGATACACCTAACGTTCCTTTAAATATAGGATATATAACAAATTCTGATTTAACACAAGGTGTTTTATTAGTTAATATTCATTTAATGGAAGGTCGTAATAAGACTACAGGTTCAATTCTATTTGCACGTGACAGTAAAATTGACCAAGATAATGCAGATTTATATTGGGATTATGAAAATCATAGATTAGGTATAGGTACAAATAATCCTACAGCAAACTTACATGTTATCGGTTCTGGATTGTTTACAGGTAATGTAACAATTTCAGGTAATCTATTAGTATCAAACGCTCAGTCTATTACAACTTCACAATTAACTGTTGGTGGTAATACAATCATATTAAATGATGCAGTTACTGGTACACCAACATCTAATGCAGACATTATTGTAAATAGAGGGACTTCAGCAAACGTTTATATCAGATGGGCTGAAGACATTAATGAATGGGTTATGTTTGAAGATGGAGGATATCCAGAAGGTCATATTCTTCATTCAGAAAAAACATTTAGTACTTGGTCTCAATATGCTTCGGCAGCCGCATATGAAAAATCTACTCATCCTGTTGGTGGTGATTTAGCAAATACGACGAATGAAACTGCTAAATCAGGATTTGAAACTGCCAACATAGCAAGTTCTCACGCAGTAGCTGGTTATAATCAAGCGAATACAGCAACAACTAATGCCGCAACAGCAGACCAAAAAGCTGTTAGTGCTGGTAGTTATGCAAACAGTGCTTTCGAAGTTGCTAACACAGCTTCAGTAAATGCATTGAGTGCTGGTGCTTATGCGAATGCCGCATTCTCTGTTGCTAATACTGATGTCACATCTATTTCTGTTTCGGACGGAGTCTATGGTAATGCGACAATTATCCCAGTAATTACTGTTTCTGCTAATGGTAGAATAGCTTCAATTTCTAACACTGAAATCTTGATTGCAGGTAGTCAATGGATTACAACTGGATCCGATATCTATTATTCTAACGGTAATGTGGGTATTGGTACAAGTAGTCCTACAAATACCACTGGATATACAACATTACATCTAAACAATAATACAAATGGTGGTTTGCTTCGTATTACCGGTGCAAATGCAACAAAAACTTTAACATCATATGTAAATACTAGTGGCGCATATCTGGGAACAATTACTAATGATTTCTTAAGTTTCCAAATTAACAACGCAGAAGCTATGCGTCTTAGGACTAGTGGTGGAATTTCATTTGGTAGCACAGGCACAGCGTATGGTACATCAGGTCAAGTATTGCAATCTAATGGTGATGCCGCTCCAACATGGGTAGATCAAAGTTCATTATCTGCTGGCTCAGCTATTACTGCGTCAACTGCTACTATTGCTAGTTCATTAAATTCAGCTAGTGGTTATCAAGTTCAATCTTTTGGAGTTGGTACCGCTCCTTCTGGCACAAGTGGCGAAATTCGTGCAACAAATAACATCACAGCATATTTTTCAGATGAAAGATTTAAAACAAATCTAGGAAATATACCTAACGCATTGGCTAAATTGCAAACTCTAAATGGATTTTATTATGAACCTAATGAACTCGCTCAATCATATGGATATGAAGTTCGTCGTGAAGTTGGTGTTTCTGCACAACAAGTTCAAGCTATTATGCCTGAAGTTGTGGCTCCTGCCCCTATCGATGATAAATATTTGACGGTTCGATATGAGCGTTTAGTTCCTTTATTAATTGAAGCAATCAAAGAACTGTCTGAAAAGATAGACAAATTGGAGAATAAAAAATAAAATGAGTGAGAATACAAATATATCATTAATAACGACTGATAATACACATGATGTGATTAAAGAAGTGCAAGATGCATTTTATGATATACCATTTGAAAACTCAGCGTTTCAAACTGAAAATTTTGTAATTGCAGGTCAAATTACACCTGAGAGAGCATATCGTGCAATTGGTCTTAGGATGAATAAAAAGTTAATTGCTGTGCAAGAAGCTATTATAGATAAAGAAATGGAAAAAATTGAAGAGGAAGAATTGCAATCTAAAATTGACAGTCCGGACTTTAATAATTTTGATAAACGTAAATTTGAATTAGAATTAAAAAAGAAACAAATTTATAAACCATTTAATGAAAAATTATTAAATGATGCTATTAAAGAATTAAATGTATTATATAAACATTTTAAAGCGTTACCAAAATATACTAGAGAACAGTTTGAAGCTGGTGAAAAGAGACATTTCTTAGAAGACTTAAATAGACAAGCAATAGGCATAAGTGGTCCTAAGCAGTCATTGGTTAATATGTTTGATGATATTGCATCTATTGAAAAATTTGAACAAGATTTCTTGAGTATTTCTAATAATTATAATAATGAATTATTGCAAGATTTAACAGAACAATCATTAACAAATGTTCAAAAAGAAAAATAAGGAATTAAAATGGCATTTTATTCAATAGTGAATATTAATAATGAGATAGTATTCTCGCAGATAACAACAGACCCTAACTATCCTATCGGAGAAGGTCAACAGTTGCTATTAGATGAGACTCCAGAATATGATTCATTAACACAGTATATAGTAAGAATAAATCCGGTTCCTATTGGTAGTGACCGTGTGGTTTATGAAATTGTAGATTTTCCTAATGAAATTTTTTGCGAAAGAGTTAGAGCAGAAAGAGATGAGAAATTATTTAAATCCGATTGGACTCAAGTCAATGATGTTGCTTTAACTTCTGAACAAATTAATTTATGGAAAATATATAGACAAGAATTAAGAGACATAACTACACAATCTGGTTTCCCATTAAATGTAGTATGGCCAGTACAACCGGAGTAAAACATGCCATTAAATTCTAGCGGCGCCTTAAGTTTAGGTGGAGCAACTACAGGTGAATCGGTAAATCTTGAATTAGGTAAATCATCCACAGCGGTTATTACTATGAATGATACCGACTTACGCACTTTATTTGGTGTACCATCTAGCACAATATCAATGAGTAGTGGGTATGGTAAAAGCGCGGCACCACCCGGAGCAACAAAGGGATATTTTGCAGGAGGTTTTGCCCCTGGTACATTTTTAGCACAAATAGATGGACTAGCATATTCTACTGAAACTACAATTGACCCAGCCGCTAGTTTGGTGCAAGCAAGAGGTGGTCCTTTCGGTGTTAGTTCTGCAACAAATGGCTATTGCGCCAGTGGAGCTAATAGTGGTGGGATACCATATGCCGTAAGCCAAGTTGATGGAATACTTTTTTCTAATGAAAGCGCACAAGATTATGTAGCATCAATAGTTCAAGCTAGAGCCTATGGAGCATCTAATAATTCACCCACTAAAGGATATTTTCAAGGTGGAGGAACATCACCCACCGTCAGTGCAAACCAAGTTCAAATTGATGGAATACTTTTTTCTAATAGCACAGCTATAGATCCGGCCGCGTCTGTAGTTCAGAGTAGAAGAGGTATGATTGGAGTAGAATCAGATACCGTTGGATATGCCGGTGGAGGGAATTCCCCAACAGGTAGTCTTCAAGCACAAATAGATGGAATAAATTTTTCGTCAGAAACTGCGGTTGATCCTGCGGCAGGTTTGTCATCAGCTAGATATCTTGCCGCTGGAGTAAAATCTCCCACTACTGGTTATTTTAGTGGTGGATATAGACCAACTGCGACTAGATTAGGTGTAATTGATGGTATACTTTTTTCAAATCAAACAGGAGTAACGCTGGCAAGCGGCATGGTGCAAACTCGTGGTAGTGCGGCAGGCATTAATTCGCCGAGTAAAGGATATATTGGTGGTGGTAATACACCAGGCCCAACTGCTAGTACTCAAATAGATCACATAGTTTTTTCAAATAATACTATTGTAGATACCGCGGCCGCGCTGGTTCAAGCAAGATCGGAATCAACAGGTTTAAATAACGCGGCAGGATTCTAATTAAAATTATATTATGATTATTAAAAATGTTTTACCGGTTGATGTAGTAAATTTCTTAACCCATCATTTATTGAGAATGGGGCAAGAACACAAATTATACAATATTAATCATGAAGATAGTCAAGTGCCCAATTCTATATCTATAGAACATCATTCTCCTATTTTAGACTCAGTTAATGAAATTGTGTGGCCTCATATAGAAAGCATACTGGGTGAAGAATTAATCCCAACATATTCTTATTCAAGAGTATATCAAAATGGAAACGAATTAAAGGTTCATAGAGACAGAAATTCTTGCGAAGTTTCTGTCTCTATACAATTGGGAAGATCACACCATTATTCATGGCCAATTTTTGTCGAAAATAAAAGATATGACTTAGCAGAAGGAGACGGTGTTTTATATTATGGAAATGACCAATTTCATTGGAGAAACACGTGTGAAGGACCCGAAGGTTACTATTCAGCGCAACTATTTTTACATTATGTTAAAGCAAATGGAAAATATACTAAACATGCTGGAGATAATAGATGGCCAAATGAAATTCCTTTTAAAAGAAACAGAACTATATTAATGGATATGAAATGATTGATTTTAAACCAGAAACCCCATATGGCATTACTTGGTTTGATATTTTTTCAAGTGAAGATATCAAACTAATATTAAATATATTTGAAAATTATGAATATAAAAAAGCTACAGTCAATAATAACATTATTTCTACACATAGAAAATCAAATATAAAATGGATTCCATGTGATGAACAAACAAAATGGATTTACGATAAGATAGCAAATGAAGTTCTTAAATTAAACTCCGAAATTTATGAATTTCAGTTGTCTGGCGCAGAGGCTATGCAATATACTGAGTATGATTCTATAGATAATGGTACTTATAAATTTCATAATGATCTTTTAAATGTAGATAATAAATGCCGTAAATTGTCAATAAGCATATTATTATCAGATGAAGATGAATTTGGTGGAGGACAATTTATATTTTCCCCTGATGGTGGCTCTAATTTAATATTTCCCCCAACTAAATGCGGAAGAGCCATTTTATTTCCGTCATGGATACCCCATTGTGTTAATGAAATAACAGAAGGAAAAAGAAAATCATTAGTAATGTGGTTTTTTGGAGAAAAATTTAAATGAAAAGAGTTGAATTATTTACTACTAAAATATATCAAGACTTTTTAGAAGATACTTCTGAATTGGATCAATTATTAAATTATTGTTGTTTTGTTTGGAGCGAAACTAATAATAATTATAGCGTAAGCAATAGAAATGGATTTCAAAGTGACAAAAACCTACACTTAGATTCCGATTTAAAAAAATTAAATGAATATATTAAACAAATATTTATTGCAATACTAAGTGAATATAATATTCATGCTAAACCAATAATTAATTCGATGTGGGTTAATATTAATAAGAAGCATGGGTTTAACCATTTACATATTCATAGTGATTGTTGGTATTCTGGTATTTTGTTTGTTGATTGGGGAACTAATTCTGGAGATTTAATGTTAGTTGACCCAAGACCTGGAATGGAATTAAATGATTATCATCAAAAAATAAACCCTAATTCTAATGTAGTTATTCATCCAAAAACGGGAGACCTGATACTATTTCCAGCCTGGCTTCCACATTTAATAGAACCAAATCAAAATGATATTCCAGCATTTTGCATTTCATTTAATGTTGAGTTAGATTTTAATGTTTGAAACAAAAGTAGTTGACAATTTTTTTGATACTCCGTCATTAGTCCGTCAATATGCATTGCAACAACATTTTTATAATAGACCTGGCAATTACCCCGGTCTTAGAACTAGTCCTATAAATGAATTGAACTATGAATATTATTATGAATTTGTAAAGAAATTAGTATCAATTTATTATGACATAAATAGTAATAATATAGAATGGGATGTTAAGACACTATTTCAATGGGCAAATAATCAACATAAAACTGGTTGGATTCACCAAGATGATATTAATTATTATGATGTTGCTGGCGTAATTTATTTAACTCCTGATGCTCCATTAAATTGCGGGACTTCAATATATAAACCAAAAATAGATATAATCAATGAATACACTAATCCTACAGACCCATTTAAAATTAATCAGATCATTGATGAGAACTATATAAATGACCAAAACAGATATAATTCTCAATTTGAAAAAGTACAAAGTATTGATAACGTTTACAATAGATTAGTTGTATATGATTGTCATCAGTGGCACGCTCAAGATGGATTTTTTGGTACAAATGTTGAAGATAGTAGATTAATTCAGGTATTTTTTGCGAGAATTAGATTATGTTAAATAAAGATGTCGTTGATCAAGTAAAAAAGCAAGATGTATTTTATCATTTTAAATCGGTTATAGACACCGATATGCTTAATTGGCTAGACACTGTTAGATTCTTTAGACAAGAATTTATTACAAATGTAGAATTAATCGGAAAAAATGGAAAAATAGAGATACCAAAAATTGGGCCTTTTCAAGACAAACAATTTATTATTAATAATATATCCAATGATTGTTCATTTGTTATTTCTAATTTTACAAACATTAATAATAAAGTCTATGATCTATACGAAGAATTTAAATTGTACTATCAAGAAAAAAATGTAAATTTTCATCTATATGCTGGATTAACCTCTAAAAGTTATGTGTTTCCTGCACACAACGATTTAGCTTCTAATTATATAATACAGATTGATGGTGAATGCGAATGGACAATATATAAAGAAAAAGCAACATATGATGACGCTTATAATTATAAACAAATCCCCGAATCTGAGTTAACTGTGTCATACAATTCTATAGTTAAACCTGGTGATATTCTTTATATTCCAAGTGGAAAGTACCATAGGTGTATACCTTTAGGAAAAAGATTATCAATAAGTGTTCCTATTCTATAAATAAATTAACATCAGGTATCGAACATACTTGTAGTATAAATACATGAATAACTTTAGGTAAATTCATATGGCAATTCCAAGCACACGAGCACAATTTAAAGATTACTGTCTACGAGAGTTAGGTCATCCTGTCATTCAAATTAATGTTGATGATGACCAAATAGACGACAGAATCGACCAAGCACTTCAATTTTTCAATGACTACCATTATGATGGCACTGAAAAAGTGTATATGAAACATCAAATCACTCAAACTGATATTGATAGAGGATGGATTTACACTCCTGAAACAGTCACCTTTATCAATGGAGTTTTACCTTTTGACCAAGCAAGTTCATCTATCAATATGTTTGACATGCGATATCAATTGCGTTTGCATGATTTGTATGACTTCACTTCGGTATCTTACGTGTCTTATGAAATCACAATGCAACATCTTCAAACATTGAATTTGTTGTTTTCGGGTACTCCTCAATTCAGATTCAATAGACACGGTAACAAACTAAAACTAGATATTGACTGGACTCGTGATGTTCGTGTTGGTGAATATGTCGTTATTGAATGTTATCGAGTTATGGATCCTGATTCTATCACACTAACAGGAACAGGAACTATTAGCAACACTTCAAATACTGTCATTGGTACAAGTACTATATTTGACCAACAAATTATTCCTGGCGATGAAGTTCTCTTTGGAACAGAATCTAAGAGAATTACAAAGGTTATTTCTCCAACTGAAGTTGAAGTTGATAGTGCATTCACTACTGTTGGTTCAGTATCGATGTCTACTATCGGTGTATCTGATGTTTGGAATGATAGATGGTTAAAAAAATATGCGACTGCATTGATTAAGCGTCAATGGGGTAACAATTTAAGTAAATTCTCAGGTATTCAAATGCCAGGTGGAGTAACACTCGACGGAGTTAGAATCTTTGCTGAAGCTAAAGATGAAATTGAAAAACTGGAAGAAGACTTAATCAGCACCAATGTTTTACCTGGTGATATGTTCATCGGATAAAAATGGCTACCAATTTCTATTTTAATAATTTTCCACAGAATCAAATCACAAGCGAACAACTTCTAGTTGAAGACCTTGTGATTGAAGCTATGCAAATTAAAGGTATGGATGTATTCTATATCGAGCGTTCATCTAGAGACCAAGTGGACTATCTCTATGGTGAAGACGTTACTTCAGAATTTAGACGTATTACTCCTATTGAAGTATATATTGAGAATGTCACAGGTATGGATGGAGAAAGTGATTTTATTTCTAAATTTGGATTAGAAGTTAGAGATGAAATTACTGTATTGATATCACGTAGACGTTTTAAAATGTCATCGAACACTTTAAGTAAACCTAGAGAAGGTGATATTCTATATTTTCCAACATTTACCGCTTTCTTTGAAATTTCTTTTATTGAACATGAAAACGACCAAGCAATGTTTCATACAATAGGTCGAGGTCGTGCAGGTAATGTTTACCTATATGCAATGAAACTTAAACAATTCGTATTTTCAGATGAAATTATTGAAACAGGAAATCAAGAAATTGATAAAGCGGCTGCCGATTATAGTAAGAAAACAAGACTCAGTCTCGCAAATACTGGCACAGGAACATTTATTCGTGATGAAATCGTATATCAAGGAACAACACTTGCTAATGCCTCAGCAACAGCAATCGTGTACTCTTACACTCCACATTCCGAAATGAATGTTATTAGAGTGAACGGTAAATTTATTTCAGGTAATGTTACTGGTAATACTTCAGGTGCTATGAGAAGTGTTTTAGTGTCCGATGATTTATTACCTTTCAATAATCCATTTGAAGATTTAACAGATAATAAACGAATTGAAACAGAAGCCGACTCTATCATCGACTTCACAGAAAGCAATCCGTTTGGAGAAGCCTAATGTTAGGTAAATCGCATTATTACAATAGAACAATTAGAAAAATGGTTGTTGCATTTGGAACTTTATTTAATGATATTCAAATTATCCGAAAAAGTTTAAATCAACAAACCAATTATGAAACACTTAAGGTACCTATTTCTTATGGACCTAAAGAAAAATATGTTACCAGATTAGCTAGTGACCCTAATTTAATTAAATCTATTGGTACTGTTGTTCCTCGTATCAGTTTTGATATGACCGGTCTTGCTTATGACCCAAGTAGAAAACAATCATCGACAATAAAAAATTATGCGATGAACTCAAGCGGTACAGTTAATTCTCAATATGCACCTATTCCTTATAATTTTGATTTTTCATTATCAATCTATGTAAGAAATACAGAAGACGGTACTCAAATTATTGAACAAATTTTACCTTTCTTCACTCCAGATTTTACTATATCTGTCGATTTAATTGAAGGTATGGACCAAAAATATGACATTCCAATTATATTAGAGAGTGTTTCACCTAATATTGATTATGAAGGTGATATGTCAACGACTCGATTAATCATATGGGATTTAACATTTACCGTTAAAGGCTTCATCTTCCCAGCATTAAATGTTGGTGGTGATAAAATTATTAAACGAGCAAATACAAATATGTATATAGAATCTGGTTCTTCATCCAGTCAAAAAGCATATATGAATGTTTCTACAGGAAATGGTGTATACACTACAGGAGAAACAGTCCGTGTCGAAAATAGAGGCGTTACTGGCGTTGTTACTTATTTTGCAAATAATGCAACAGGTGCTTTGATTGTTGAAAATCTATCTAGTCCATTAAAAGTAAATGATATGGTTAGAGGTGATTATTCGAATGCTATATATAAAGTAGATTCATTGGAATTAAGTCCATTGAAATCGGTTACTATTGTGGTTACTCCAAATCCAGCTACAGCGAATGCTGATGATGATTTTGGATTCACTGAAACTATTAATGAATGGCCTGATACCCTATAATGAAAGAAATGAATAAAAATTTATCAGAAATCTTTGATGTTAATCCTATCGAAGATGTGAAAGCAGTGTCTCAAGTTATTCCTGCACCTGAAGAACTAGATTCTGATGTGCATGAAGATATTGCTTTTGCAAGAAGTAATATTAGAAATCTTATTCGTCAAGGTAATTCTGCCGTTGGTGATATTTTAGAAGTTGCTCGTGCTTCAGAACATCCTAGAGCATATGAAGTTGCATCTAATTTAATCAAAACTATGGCTGAGATGAACAAAGATTTACTTGATATACAGAAAAAGAAAATAGAACTTACTGGTGAGAAACCTAAAGTTCCAGAAAACCAACACACAATCAATGTTGATAAAGCAGTGTTTGTTGGTTCAACGTCAGATTTAATTAAAAAAATAAAGGAAGAAAAAGATGGAAACGCTGATTGATTTAATGAAAAAAACATTAGCTGACACCTTTGTAATGTATCTTAAATCACATGCATTTCATTGGAACGTAGAAGGTCCTTACTTTCCGCAATTTCATGAATTCTTTGGTGATTTGTATGAAGAATTACATGGTGCAGTTGACCCTATTGCTGAAGAGATTCGTGCTATGGATTCATATGCGCCAGGTTCATTGACTCGCTTATTAGAATTAGCTGAAGTAAAAGACCAAACAATTATTCCTTCAGCAATAGCTATGGCTTCTGAATTACTAAGAGATAATGAAATTGTATTACAAGATTTACAAGTTGTATTTGAATTAGCTTCAGAATTAAACCAACAAGGTCTAGCTGACTTTGTTGCAGGTCGTATTGATGTTCATAACAAACATGCATGGATGCTACGTAGTATTACAAAATAATGATAGACCAAAAAGGTTATCTTGGTAATGTTAAATTAAAGCGTGTTAGTACTTTAATACAATATACACAAGAACAATTAGATGAAATAGCAAAGTGTATGGATGACCCCGTATACTTTATCAAAACTTATGTAAAGATTGTTAACGTTGATAAAGGTCTTGTACCTTTTGAGATGTGGCCATTTCAAGAAGAGATGGTACATTCTTTTCATGAGAATCGATTTACTATCGCAAAGATGCCTCGTCAGGTTGGTAAAACTACAACTGCCGCTGGTTACATGTTACATTCTGTATTATTCAAAGACAACTATTCAATAGCTATTCTAGCCAACAAAGGCTCACTAGCACGTGAGATTCTTGATAGAATCAAGTATGCATATGAATATTTACCTAATTGGTTACAACAAGGTATCGTAACATGGAATAAAGGTAACATTGAACTTGAGAATGGTTCTAAGATTGCCGCATATGCAACTAGTGCTTCAGGTGTTCGTGGTGGTTCATATAACTTAATCTTTCTAGATGAGTTTGCGTTCGTTCCTCAAAACATGGCAAACGAATTCTTTACGTCAACTTATCCAGTTATCTCATCTGGTAAAACAACTAAAGTTATTATTGTTTCTACACCTTATGGTTTAAATCATTTCTATAAGATGTGGATTGACGCTACAGAAAAACGTTCATTCTACAATCCAATCGAAGTTCACTGGTCAATGGTGCCAGGTCGTGATGAAGCTTGGAAAGAAATGACGATTCGTAACACGAGTCCAGAACAGTTTGCTCAAGAGTTTGAAACAGAATTCTTAGGTTCAACCGCTACATTGATTTCAGGTACTAAATTAAGAGCACTGACATTTATGAATCCTGTCAGTACATATGACAACTTTGATGCTTATGAAGAAGTTGACCCTAAAAAAGCATATGTCATTACAGTAGACTGCTCAGAAGGTGTTGAACAAGATTATTCTACACTTCAAGTTGTTGATGTGTCTTCAGTTCCTTATAGACAAGTTGCTAAGTATAGAGACAACAAAATCACACCTATGGTTTTTCCTAATGTGATTTACAGTATTGCAAGAAAATATAATGATGCTTTCGTATTAGTGGAAACTAATAATGTAGGGCAACAAGTGGTTGATATTCTACATTATGACTTAGAATATGAAAACATTTACAGAACCGAATCTCATGTAATTAAAGGTCAACACATCGCTTCAGGTTTTAGAAAAGGTGCTGGCTTTGGTATTAAGACAACTAAATCTGTAAAGAAAATTGGATGTGCTAACTTAAAAGCACTGATTGAAAATGATAAGTTATTGTTAACAGATTTTGATACGATATCCGAACTAAATACTTTTGCTAGAGATAAAGATACTTACAAAGCCGAAGAGGGCAACCATGACGATTTGTGTATGGGATTGGTTTTATTTGCTTGGTTAACTGCTCAAAGTTTCTTTAAAGAATATACTGATACAGATATCAGACAGCAATTATTAGACCATAACAACACTTTAATCGAAGAAAGCTTATCACCAATAGGTATTTTTGATGGTAACTGGGATGAACAACCAGAAAAGTTTGTGGATGGTGAGGGAGATATGTGGACTACTATAGAAAATCGTGGATACGTTTCTTCAAATCTGTAAATTGATAAATACAGTATAAAAATACGATTTATTTTTTTCGTGTCATAATAGGAGAACAAAAAAATGGCATTTCAATTATCACCAGGAGTTAATGTCTCTGAAGTAGATTTAACAACAGTTGTTCCATCTGTTGCTACTACTATTGGTGGTTTTGCCGGTAATTTTGCTTGGGGTCCAATTGGAGAAGTAGTTTCTATCAATAATGAAATCCGCCTTGCAGAAACATTCGGTAAACCAGACAGCAACACCTTTTCAGAGTTTTTCACAGCGGCAAACTTCTTATCTTATGGTTCAGACCTAAGAGTAGTACGTGCGGCTGGTTCTACAGCTAACAATGCGACCTCTTCAGGTACAGGCAGACAAATTAAAAATAGAACTGATTATGAACAAAATCACCAATCTGGTTCTTTAACAGATACATTCTATGCAAAATATGCAGGTGCTTTAGGTAGTTCAATCACTGTTTCTATTTCTGATGCTAACACACATGTTGATTGGGCATATGCTAATAACTTCACTTCAGCACCAGAAACTTCAGACTATGCAACTGATAAAGGCTCATTTAACGATGAGATGCATATTATCGTTCTAGATAGAACTGGTATCTTTACAGGTGTTCAAGATACAGTGTTAGAAAAATTTGCGTTTGTTTCTAAAGCAAGCGATGCTAAAAACTCAGACGGCTCAAGTAATTACTACAAAGATGTGATTAACTCACGTTCAAAATACATTTGGTGGGCAGGTCATCACGCAAATGGTAATAACTGGGGTACTTCTGCTACAACACGTATTACATATTCATCACTTACAGCCGCAGTCGACTATGACTTGCAAGGTGGTAGAGATGTTGCACCAAGTAATGGTGAATTACAAACAGCATTCGATTTATTCGAGAATCCTGATGCAATTAATGTTTCATTAATTCTTTCAGGTAAAACTTCAGGTAATACAATGCCTGCTTACTTAGCTTCTATTGCTGAGTCTCGTAAAGATTGTTTAGTGTTCCTTTCACCAGATATGGATGACGTTGTAAATAACGCAGGTTCTGAAGCTACTGATATTTTAGCGGCTCGTAACAGCTTAACATCATCTTCATACTTAGTGATGGACTCAGGTTACAAATATCAATACGACAAATACAATGATACATATCGTTGGATTCCATTAAACGGTGATATCGCTGGTTTATGTGTACGTACTGATTTACAACGTGACCCTTGGTTCTCACCAGCAGGTTTAAATCGTGGTGTAATTAAAAACGTAGTTAAATTAGCATGGAACCCAACACAAGCTGAAAGAGATGAACTATACAAAAAAGGTATCAACCCTGTAGTTACATTCCCAGGTGAAGGTACAATCTTGTATGGTGACAAAACATTGTTATCTCGTCCAAGCGCATTCGATAGAATCAACGTTCGTCGTCTGTTCATTGTATTAGAAAAAACAATTGCTCGTGCATCACGCTCTTCATTGTTCGAATTTAACGACGAGTTTACTCGTGCTCAGTTCGTAAACTTAGTTGAGCCATACTTAAGAGATGTTCAAGGTCGTCGTGGTATTTTTGACTTTAGAGTAGTTTGTGATGAAACAAACAACACTGCTGAAGTTATTGACCGCAACGAGTTTGTTGGTGACATCTATATTAAACCAGCACGTTCAATCAACTTTATTCAACTTAACTTTGTAGCAACACGTACAGGTGTAAGTTTTGATGAAGTTGTCGGACAATTCTAATAAATAGAGAGATAGGAGAAAAAAATGGCTTTTAATGTAAATCAATTCCGCTCTCAAATGACTGGAGACGGTGCCCGCCCAAATCTATTTGAGGTGACGCTTCCGTTCCCAGCTTTTGCTGTACCAGGAAATGCTCAGACAAAACTTACATTCATGTGTAAGACTGCTCAATTACCTGGTTCAACAGTAAATTCTGTGCCTGTTCAATACTTTGGTCGTGAACTAAAGTTTGCAGGTAACAGAACATTCGCTGACTGGACAATCACAGTTATTAATGATGAAGACTTTGCTGTTCGTAACGCTTTCGAGCGTTGGATGAATGGTCTAAATAGTCATAACTTGAACGTTCGTAATCCTGCCGCACAAACACCACTTGGCTATACAGTAGACAGTGAAGTTCGTCAATACGGTAAAAATGGTGATGTACTGAAGAAATATAAATTCATCGGTGTATTCCCAACAGACGTATCACCAATCGATGTTGATTGGGGTGCTAATGACACTATTGAAGAATTCTCAGTAACTCTATCATACCAATGGTGGGAATCAGTTGAAGATTTAGTTGTATAAGTAATAGGGGGAGATATTCTCCCCTTATTCTTCATTATGTTAAGGAAAAATATCAGTGGCAATCAAACTATTTGGCTTTAATTTAGGTTCGAAAGAAATCGCTAAGGTTGAACAACCTGAGCAGGCTTCGTTCGCTCTTCCTACGTCTGCACTAGATGATGGTGCAGTTACTATTACACAAAACGCTCACTATGGCACCTATGTAGATTTAGAAGGTTCTGTTCGTAATGAATTAGAACTTATTACTCGTTATAGAGAGATGTCTAACCATCCTGAGTGTGAAAATGCAATTGATGAAATTGTAAATGAGGCTATTACTCATGATGATGACGGTACAGTTGTTGATATTGTCACAGACAAATTAAAACAACCTGAAACTATTAAAAAGAAAATTCAAGAAGAATTCGCAAACGTTCTTAAATTGATGAATTTCTCAAATCTTGCTGATGATATCTTTCGTCGTTGGTACATTGATGGTCGTATTTACTATCATGTAATCGTAGATGAAAAGAAACCAAGAGATGGCATCAAAGAATTAAGATACATCGACCCTCGCAAGATTCGAAAAGTTCGTGAAATAAAGAAAGATAAAGACCCTAAGACTGGTGCTGATATCATCAAGTCAACGGCAGAATACTATGTATATTCTGATAGAGGTACTGCAACTCAAACATTCGGTGCTAATGTAAATCAAGGCATTAGAATTGCACCAGACTCTATCATTAATGTTAACTCTGGAATGATGGATGCTAAAAATACATTCGTTATTTCATATTTACATAAAGCAATTAAACCACTCAATCAGTTACGTATGATTGAAGATGCTGTAGTTATCTATAGATTATCTAGAGCACCTGAGCGTCGTATATTCTATATTGATGTTGGTAACTTACCAAAAGGTAAAGCTGAACAATATATGCGTGATGTTATGGTCAAGTATCGTAACAAAATGGTATATGACTCTAACACTGGTGAGTTAAGAGATGATAGAAAACATCTATCGATGCTAGAAGACTTTTGGCTTCCTCGTCGTGAAGGCGGTAAAGGCACAGAAATCTCAACATTACCAGCAGGTCAAAACTTAGGTCAAATGGATGATGTTAATTACTTCCAGAAGAAATTGCTTCAATCATTAGGTGTGCCTTATTCTCGTTTAGAAGCACAACAAGGTATGGTTGGTCTAGGCCGTACTACTGAAGTAACTAGAGATGAATTAAAGTTTGCTAAATTTATTACTCGTATTCGTAACAAGTTTTCACAAATCTTTGACCATGCTTTAGCTACTCAATTAGTACTTAAAGGTATCTGTTCTAAAGAAGAGTGGGAAAAGTTTAGAGAAGAAATCTATTACGACTACAAAAAAGATAATAACTTTGAAGAACTTAAAGAAGCTGAATTGCTTCGTGAGCGTTTAAACATGCTAGGTATGATTGACCCATTTGTTGGTAGATACTATTCACAAGAATGGGTTAAAAAGAATGTATTGTTATTGACTGATGATGAGATTGAAGAGATGGATAAACAGATTGATTCTGAACCACCTCCTCCATCACAAGATGGTCAAGATTTTGGTATGCAACAAGACCAAGGTCAAGATATGCAACAACAAGAACCGGTTGATAACACATATGAACGTGGCGATACTGAATCTGAGACTCCACAGCTAGATGCTGATGTAGAGCGAGTTTCAAAGTATATAAATAAATAAACAAGGAGATTTACTATGAGCAATGTACAACAATTTATTGATTTAGTTGGACAAGGTCAAAACTCACAAGCGCAAGAAGCTTTGAATGACATTCTTTCAGCTAAAGCTTTCGAAGCACTCGAGTCCATGAAACAAAACGTAGGTGCTAATTTATTTTCTGTAAATGAAGTGGAAGCTAAAGAAGCAGAATAAACAGATATGAAATCATTAAATCAATTTAAAGGTAAGACGGTAATCGAAGAAGAATCAAGTTATTCTAAATTCGACGTGCTTGTACGTGCTGGTTTAGCGGACAAGTCTCAAATTCAACGTCTTCATAAAGTATTAGATAAGATGAGTGAAGATAGACCTGTGTTAAACAATGCAGAAAAAACTATCGTTCAAAATCTACTAAGCAAGATGATTGATTTAATTACTAACAATCAGCAAATCTTTCAAAAGACTAGACAAGCTGTTCGTGAAGATGTAAATGAAGGTACTATTGTTTCGGCCGACGTAAAATATAACCCTGATACTGGTCGTAAATATCCTGCTCATCGAAGAAATATGGGCACAAAGAAGCCAGAAGAAACATCTCAAGTACAAGAAAGCTTGAATGATGTTCCATTTATCTTAGTATTAAAAAGAAGAGCAATCAGACAATATCCTGATGGTACTAAAGTTGCTCTATATTTTAATGAGAAACTAGGTAAATATTTTAGTGTTCCTTATACAGATACTAAAGTACCTGATTCGGTTATACAATCTGAAGAAGTTGAACAAGTAAAAGGTGGTGCTTTTGATTCATTAAAATATATTGTTGAATCAAAAAAATCTAATTACATTTTGTTTGACAATGGTACAACAAAGCTAGTTGATGTTGATACAGCGAATGCGATTGTAGAAACATTTAACTCATTAGAAAACGACAACCAAAAAGTATTAATCGAGAATGTTTGTAAAGATAAAGCATCATTTAAAACAATCTCAGAATTTGCATGGAAACATTACAAATAATGTTTATCGAATCCATCATTAAAGGAAAAATATTAGAAGCAAAAGATGAGTTATTAGATAGACTTAATCAGATTGCGGCTAAGAGACTAGAAGAAGCAAAGAAATATGTTGCTTCAGACTTGTATGAAGAATTTGAAGAAATTTTAGATGAAGCAAACGTTGTTAAAATGGGTCGAGTATTAAGAATACGTAGACGTATTAGACGAAACAAAAAAGGTAAGATTGTAGTTCAAAGGAATGTAAGAAAGTCTGCGATTAAAGGTTACAGACTATCAGGTAATACAGTTAAAAGAATTCCTGCTACTACACGCATTGCTAAGGCTCGTAAGTTGAAAAGATACTGGAAGACTAAAGGTAGAGCCAAGATGAAAAGAACACTATTAAAAAGAAAAATGTCTATTAGAAGACGCAATTCAATGGGAATTAAATAAAAATGGCATACGAAATCGTAAATACAAAACGCTCTAAATCAACAATCACAGTTGTTGGTAATACAGCTACATTGATTACTCTATCACAACTATCATCCGATTCAGCAAGTCCTGCTATAGAAATGATTTCTACAGCATCGATTGGTTCTGTATTCTCTTCTACTGATGGTTTCTGGAGAGTTTATAGAGGCGATAATGCTTCAGGCACTTTAGTTTTAGAATTAAAAGATAATAATTATTTACCATTTACACTTTCAGACATTTCTATTGCTAACGGTTCTTCATCTAACATCTATGTTACTAATAGTGGCACAGGCGGCACATTAATTCTTCAACTCAGTAAAACAGCTAACTATGCAATCGACGTAGACACAGGACAGGCAATCTAAAATGAAACTAATTAAAGAACATGTAGAAGAGGTTAAGTATTTAACCGAAGCCACTGAAAATGGCAAAAAACAACTATTCATTGAAGGTCCATTCTTAGTTGCTAATGAGCCTAATAGAAATCGTAGGCTATATAACCTAGACACGCTTTCTAAAGAAGTTGCTCGATACACTGAAGAATATATTAAACCAAATAGAGCATTAGGTGAATTAGGTCATCCTGATACACCAACATTAAACCTTGAAAGGGTATCACATAAAATTGTTTCACTCAAACAAGAGGGGAATAGATTTATTGGTAAAGCATTAATTTTAGATACACCATATGGAAACATCGTTAAGAATTTTATTGATTCTGGTGTTAACTTAGGTGTGTCATCTCGTGGTATGGGTTCTGTTGTTCCAAGAAACGACGGTATCAATATAGTACAAGATGATTTCCGTCTTGCTACTGCCGCAGATATTGTTGCTGACCCATCTGCACCAGGTGCTTTCGTAGAAGGCATCATGGAAGGAAAAGAATGGTTATTTGTCGAAGGTCGATACGTAGAGGTCGACATTGATAACGCTAAACGACAAATCAAAAAAGCAACCCGTGGCGAAATAGAACAAGTAGCACTGAGTCTATTCGAGGGTTTTATTCGAAAACTTTAATATTATAAATAATATTACATATTAACAGGAGAAATACCAAATGGCAACAAATAAACTTTTCGAAGCTGCCGCAGATATTTTGTCTAAAAGCAAATCATCTGCACCAGCAGAACCGATGCAAAAGTTAGACGGCGCTGGCCATGAAGATTTAGGTGGACCTACACCAGAGAATTCTAAACCAGACGACAACTCTAACAAAATCGATGCAGGCAAAGGCGCTAAAGAAGCACCAAAACCTACTACTAAACCATCTGCCGCTTCTGCAAAAATGGAAGAAGCTGAAGTTGAAGCTGAAGACGTAATCGCAGAAGAAGAAGTTAGCGAAGAAGAAGTTATCGCTGAATCTGATATCGATTTGAAAGACCAAGTTCAAGAAGATATCGAAGCAATGTTTGCTGATGATTCTACTATTTCTGAATCTTTCAAAACTAAAGCGGCTACTATTTTTGAAGCACGTGTATATGACCGTGTATCTCAAATTCAAGAAGAAATTGAAACACGCTACGCGGGTATGCTTGAAGAAGCTATCGACGCAGTTAAAACAGAATTGACTGAACAAGTTGATGACTACTTGAACTATGTAGTTGAACACTGGATTGAAGAAAACCAAATTGCAATCGAATCAGGTCTACGCTCAGAGTTGACTGAAGATTTCATTTCTGGTTTACGTAATTTGTTTGCTGAACACTTCATTGATGTTCCTGAAGACAAAGTTGATTTAGTGGAAGAATTAGCTACTAAAGTTGATTCACTAGAAGGTCAATTAAACGAAGAAATTGAACGTGGTATTCAATATAAGAAAGCATTAGTTGAATCTACAAAAACAGAAATCTTGCATACTGTTTGCGAAGGTCTTACAGCAACTCAAGTAGAAAAAATCAAATCACTCGCAGAGAGTGCTGAATTCACCACAGAGGAAGAATTCAAAGAAAAACTTGAGACTATTCGTGAGAACTACTTCCCATCAGGTTTGAAAAAAGCTGATGAACAACAATTGCATGAGGAAGTATTAGATGACGGTACTACAAAAGTTCAAGCAATTGACCCATTTGTAGCGGCAGTTACTAACACAATCTCTAAGACAATTAGATAACAAATAAACCCTAACAGGAGAAAAAAGATGTATTTATCAGAAGACTTACAAAAGAAATGGTCACCAGTGCTAGAGCACTCAGACCTTCCAGAAATTAAAGACCCATACCGTAAAGCGGTTACAGCTTTAGTTTTAGAAAACCAACAACAAGCTATGCTTAAAGAAGGTTCAATCCTTAACGAAGCGGCACCAACTAACTCATTAGGTGGTACAGGTTTCTCAGGTGGTTCTACAGCTACTGGTCCAGTTGCTGGTTTTGACCCAATCTTAATCAGCTTGGTTCGTCGTTCATTACCTAACTTAATCGCTTACGATATCGCTGGTGTTCAACCAATGACAGGCCCTACAGGTTTGATTTTCGCAATGCGTTCAACATACGGTACTGACCGTGACGTTGCTGGTTCTGGCGTAGAAGCATTCTACAACGAAGCTAACACAGCACACGCTGGTACAGGTACACAAGCTTCATTCGCATTAGCGGCTAACACTGCATTAGGTAACGGTAACGTATTCGCTACTAGCCTTAACACAGGTACTGGTATGTCTACAGCTACTGCTGAAGGTATCGATTTAGCTGAAATGGGCTTCTCAATTGAGAAAGTTTCTGTAACTGCTAAAACACGTGGTTTGAAAGCGGCTTACTCAATGGAATTAGCACAAGACTTGAAAGCAGTTCACGGTCTTGACGCTGAAACTGAATTAGCAAACATCCTTTCAGCAGAAATTCTTGCTGAAATCAACCGTGAAGTATTGCGTACAATCTACACAGTAGCTAAAGTTGGTGCTCAAGTTGGTACTACTACTGCTGGTACATTCGACTTAGATACTGACTCTAACGGTCGTTGGATGGTAGAAAAAGTTAAAGGTTTGGCATTCCAAATCGAACGTGAAGCTAACACAATTGCTAAACAAACTCGTCGTGGTAAAGGTAACGTATTAATCGTTTCTTCAGACGTTGCTTCAGCATTAGCTATGTCAGGTATTCTTGACTATCAATCAGCATTGCAAGGTCAAGTTAACTTAACAGTTGACGACACTGGTAACACATTTGCTGGTACATTGTTCGGTCGTATCAAAGTGTACATCGACCCATATTTCCCAACAACTTCAACTTCAGAGTTCGCTGTTGTAGGTTATAAAGGTTCTAACGCTTATGATGCTGGTTTGTTCTACTGCCCATACGTACCTCTACAAATGGTACGTGCTGTTGACACAACAACATTCCAACCAAAAATCGGCTTTAAAACACGTTACGGTTTAGTTGCTAACCCATTCGCTGAAGGTGCTACACAAGGCGTTGGTGCATTAACTGCTAAGTCAAACGTTTACTACAGAGCATTTAAAATCAGCAATATCATGTAGTATTTGTTTTAAAATCAATAACTTACGTAAATATTAATAATAAGTAAGTTATACCTCAAAGAGAGAATCGAAAGGTTCTCTCTTTTTTTATCTGTATTACATAAAGTTAGAAATTTAAAAATTATAAATATAGTTATGATAAATCATAAACATCATATTATACCTAGACATGCAGGAGGTTCAGACGAACCTTCAAATATTATTGAATTGTCTATAGAAGAACATGCTGAAGCGCATAGACTTCTTTATGAACAACATGGTCGATTAGAAGATAAGTGGGCATGGCTAGGACTTTCAGGTCAAATTGGTAAAGATGAAATATTAAGAGAAATTGCTATGTCACAAAAAGGTAAAAAGAAGCCAGAAGGTTTTGGTGAAAAGATTAGTGCTTTCAGAAAGACTTTTAAATACAGTGAAGAGTCTAAAAAGAAAATGAGTTTGTCTAAAAAAGGTAAAAATATATCTATAGAGCATAAAGAAAATATAAGGTTATCTAGAATAGGCACAAAGCAAACGGATTATCAGAAACAAAGAGCATCTGAAACTAAACAAAAATCATATAAACTCACAGACCCTAATGGTAATGAATTTGTAATTACAAATCTTTCTAAATTTTGTAAAGAAAACAATTTAGACCAAGGTAATATGTGTGCTAACAGAACAAAAGGATGGACATGCATTAAAGTTGCATAAATACTCATATGACAATACTAACTAGAAATCCAGCAAATCCTAATTTACTTCATCCGAATAAGTTTCAATTAAACTTTTCGAGATTACCTAACATGCAGTATTTCTGTCAATCAGTTGCTGTTCCAGGTATCTCTATGTCTGAAGCAATTCAACCTACACCATTTATTGATGTATATGCTCCAGGTGAAAAAGCAATTTATGACTTATTAACTGTAACATTTTTAGTTGATGAAGAATTAAAATCATGGTTAGAAATTCATGATTGGATTCGTGCAATGACTTTCCCTGAAAAGTTTGAAGAGTATCAGCAACTAAGCAGATTATCTAGAAAAGCAGGCAATCCAGAAAAACCTCAGTATTCTGATGGTACATTAACAATTCTATCAAGTGCTAATAATCCTACTTGTAGATTTAAATTTCATGATATTTTCCCGATATCACTATCAACATTTGTAGTAAATACTCAAGATACACCTGATGCTATTATCACTGCCGATGTCACATTCCGATTCACATATTATGATGTGGAATTAGTGTAAGAACACTTGCCAACCTTATGTAATTTATAGTATACTTTAAACTCAGTAGAAGTTTACGTATCAACTTTGTGAGAATTATTAATGTCTAAACTTGAAGAGTTATTAGAGATGTGGGCGGTTGATTCTGTTATCGATAAAACAGAGCCTGGTCAAGCATTATTAAATATCCCTAAACTACACAGCAAGTATTTAAATATACTTTCACGTTATCGTCTTTTATCCAAAGAATCAGAATTCAAGATTGCAAAGATGCGTCGATTGAAGTGGGAATATTACACAGGCAAGCTAGACGAAAAAACATTAAAGACTTATGGATGGGAACAATTTCCATACACTCTTAAGTCTGAGATATCAACTTACCTTGATAGTGATGAAGACATCTTCAAACTAATTGCACAGAAAAAGATGCATGATGAGATTGTTGAAGTATGTAATACTATATTAAAAGAACTTAGTGCACGGACATTCCAGTTACGTGATTTTATCCAATGGGAAAGATTCATTCAAGGTGTCTGATTATAGAATATCGAAAATCAATGAAGCTTATGTTCATGTAGAATGTGATAAAGGATTTGCTCGTGAGTTGAGTGAATACTTCACCTTCTATGTACCGAACTATCAATTTAGTCCTAAGTTTAAAAAGAAACTTTGGGATGGCAAAATTCGTTTGTTAGACCTTCGCAACTTATCATTATATCATGGTTTAGTTCCTTACATTAAAAAGTTTTGTGAAGACAGAAATTATAGTTTAGAAATTGATGATAGTGTATCTTTAACTAATAACATATCTTTAGTTGAAGCTAGAGAATACATTCAATCATTAAACTTACCTTATGAGGTTCGAGATTATCAAGAAAATGCTTTTGTTCAAGCAATGAGAAACAAAAGACTATTGATTCTATCACCGACAGGTTCAGGCAAGTCATTAATCATTTACTTGATTGTTCGAGCACTAACACATCTAAAAAAAGGTATTCTAATTGTTCCAACCACATCATTAGTTGAACAAATGTATACTGACTTTCAAGCGTATGGACTTAATGTTGAAAAGTATTGTCATAGACAGTATGCAGGTAAAGAGAAAACTACGAATAAGTTTTTAACTATTACCACTTGGCAGTCAATTTATAATTTAGATTCTGAATACTTTGAACAATTTAATTTTGTTGTTGGTGATGAGAGTCACTTATTCAAAGCACAATCGTTATCTAAAATAATGACTGAATTAGTTAATGCTAAATATCGAATCGGTACAACAGGTACCTTAGATGGCACTAACACACACAAACTTGTTTTGGAAGGTTTGTTTGGACCAGTTTATCAGACAACAACCACTAGAGAGTTGATTGATAAAAAACATTTAGCTGATTTAAAAATTAAATGTTTGATACTTAAATATCCTGAAGATGTTTGTAAATGGCTTGCTTCTAAGAAATGGGATTACAAAACAGAAATGGACTATATCGTTTCTAATCCTGCAAGAAACAAGTTTATTAAGAACTTAGCCTTATCTTTAAATGGAAATACTTTAGTGTTATTTCAGTTAGTTGAAAAACACGGTAAACATTTATATGAGTCAATTAGAGATGATGCTAAGAATCGTAAAGTGTTCTATGTTCAAGGTGGTACTGATACAGACGAACGTGAAGCGATTAGAAATATTGTTGAGAAAGAAAGTAACGCAATTATCGTTGCTTCTTATGGTACATACTCAACAGGTATTAATATCAAGAACTTACCTAATGTGATTTTTGCGTCACCTTACAAATCTAAGATTAAGAATTTACAATCAATTGGACGTGTATTAAGAACTAGTGATGGTAAAGAATATGCAACTCTATATGATATATCTGATGATTTTAGATTAGGTACTAAAGTGAACACAACACTAAAACACTTTACTGAACGTGTTGCAATATATGATGAGCAGAAATTTGATTATACATTTTATAATATAGAACTGATGAAAAATGGATAATATTAAAATATTAAGACTTCAATCTGGTGAAGACATTATTGCGGAGACGATTGAAGACTCCAATGGTTACTTTATATTAAAGAATCCATTTGTTATATTTACTAAACGAAATGGTGAAGTTAAGACTTCAGTATTCTTGGTGCCTTGGCTTCCTATAGACATTATAGAACAGAATGTAGCTAACATATTCATGTCTGATGTTATGACCATGATGATTCCTACAATGGAACTGATTGACTACTACACTAGAATGTTATTAGAAGTTGAGATGGATGATTACTCATTACTATCTTCTGACGAAGATACTACTTACGTAGATGATGAAGATGATTTCATGGAAGAAGATATAGAACCAATTGAAGTACAAGGTAATAAAACAGTTCATTAATGATTCATCAAAGGCTGACACCGAGAATTTACATGTTGTCAAGCCGTTTGTCAAGCTAAAAGCGAAAATAAAATATGAAAAAAGCAACAAAGAATTATATTAATAACCCTGATTTCTTACAGGCTCTTATAGATTACAACAACTTATGTAAAGAAGCCGTTGAAAACGGTAAGCCTGAACCTAGGATTCCAAATTACATAGGTGAATGCTTTTTAAAGATTTCAGAACACTTAGCTAGAAAGCCAAACTTCATATCATATTCATTTAAAGAAGAGATGATATCAGACGGTATTGAAAACTGTGTAATGTATTTCAGAAACTTTAATCCAGAAAAGTCTAAGAATCCATTTGCATATTTTACACAAATAGTATATTATGCGTTTTTGCGAAGAATCGCACGTGAAAAGAAACAACTGTACTTAAAATATAAAGCAACCGAACAATTCGGTGTTTTAGATGAAGGTGAGTTGTATGAGGATGAATCAGGTAATCTCAGACAGTTTGACTTGTTCGAAAACATATCAGACTATATAATGACGTTTGAAAATAAACGTGCTGAGAAAGTTAAGAAGAAAAAGGAAAAAGAGAAAGCTATCGGCTTAGAATTATTCTTCACCAACAAGGATTAATATATTATGAAAATTGCACTGATAAACGACACCCATGCTGGTGCTCGTGGTGATAATGTTGTATTCAATGAATTCTTCTTTAAGTTTTGGGAAAACACATTCTTTCCTTACTTAGAGAAAAATAATATCAAAACGATATGCCATCTAGGTGATGTTGTTGATAGACGTAAGTTTATTAATTTCGCAACACTAAACTCATGGCGTAGTCGTTTCTTCGATAGAGCAAGAGACCTTGGTGTTCAGTTAGAAGTTATTGTAGGTAACCATGATGTTACCTATAAGAACACAAATGAACTGAATGCTATGACTGAATTGTTCAGCCACTATAACAATATTAACATTTATACAGAACCTACAGACTTAATGTTTGATGGTCTTAGTGTTGCTATGGTGCCTTGGATTAATGGTGAGAACTATGAACAGTCGATGGAGTTTCTTGCTAATACTAAATCTCAAGTAGTTTTTGGGCACTTTGAAATCTCAGGCTTTGAGATGGATAGAGGTAACGTATGTCAAGGCGGTATGAGTCGAGAAGCATTCAACCGATTCGATATGGTGATGTCAGGACACTTTCATCACAAATCAAATCAAGGTTCTATTTACTATCTTGGTAATCAATATGAGATGTCATGGGCTGACTACGGTGATACTCGTGGCTTTCATGTATTCGATACTGATACTCGTGAACTAGAGTTTGTGGCTAATCCATATCATATCTTTCACAAGTATTCTTACAATGACACTACAGACGCAGAAAAGGAAGCAATCAAGAAATTTGATTATTCTGCCTATAAAGATATGTTTGTAAAAGTTGTTGTAGTAAACAAAACAGAGCCTATCTTGTTTGATAACATGATTGATAGTCTGTATAAAGCTGGTGTATTAGATGTTTCGATTGTAGAGGACTTGTCTGTTGATTCAACAACAAATACTGATGAGTTAATCAATCAAGCTGAAGATACGATTACTATATTAAACAAATACATTGACGGCATGACTTTAGATGTGGATAATAACAAGCTAAAGAACCATATGCGTGAATTATATGTTGAAGCTTTGAATTTACAGAGAATTGAATGATACACTTTAAATTATTGAAATATAAAAACTTTCTTAGTACAGGCAACTATTGGACTGAACTCAAGTTAGATAGAACATCTAATACGCTTGTTGTTGGTAACAATGGCTCAGGCAAGTCTACTATGCTTGATGCTTTGACCTTTTCTTTATTTGGAAAGCCTTTTAGAGACATCAACAAACCTCAGTTACTAAACTCAATCAACCAAAAAGATTGTTTGGTTGAAGTCATATTCAATATTGGTGCAGTTGAGTATAGAGTTGTTCGAGGAATCAAACCAGCAGTGTTTGAGATTTATTGTGACGATAAACTGGTCAATCAAGATGCCGCATCTAGAGACTATCAAGAATATCTAGAAAAATATATCTTGAAGTTGAATTATAAATCATTCACTCAGATTGTTATCTTAGGTTCAGCTTCGTTTGTTCCATTCATGCAACTATCGACAGCAGACCGCAGGTCTATTATTGAAGACTTATTAGATATTCAAATCTTTAGTACCATGAATGTTATTCTTAAAGATAGCATTAATGTTAACAAGAATGAGATATCTGATAATAAGTTTTTGGTTGAAAAGAAGACTGATTTGTTAGAGCAACAAGAAGCACACATTCAAAAAAACAGTAGAGATAATGAGAATCGTATTGATTCGTTGAAACAAGAAATAGATAAATCTAATTCTCAAATCAATACTTTAATGCTTGAGAATGAAACACTTACTAAAAAAATTGAGCAACTTAAAACTACGATTGACGATAAACTGACAATTGAAGATGGTATTAAGAAGCTAAATCAGTTTGAAGGCAAAGTACAGACTAATCTTAGTAACTCTAAGAAGTATCTTAAGTTCTTTAAAGAGAGTAATGACTGTCCTACTTGTAAACAAAACATTGATGAGACATTTAAACAGAATCAAATCAATGAGTTGAATGATAAGATTAAAGAGAATGAAGATGGTCTATCAGCTATGGAAGCTAAAGCAAAAGAGTTCCAGGATAGACTAAAAGCAATTCAACAAACTATTGGTGATATTCAATCTAATCAAAACAGTATAATCAAAAACAACTCGTCGATTTCGGCAGTTAATGTTTATATCAGTAAACTGAATGAACAGATTAATGATTTCAATAATGTTAAAGAAGACTTGATTCAAGAAACTCAGAACCTGAATGTTCTAAAACAAGAATTGACAGACTTGACTGATAGACGAAAAGTATTGTTAGAAACAAAACAATATTATGAAGTAGCATCTAACTTACTTAAAGATACAGGCATTAAAACTAGAATTATCAAACAGTACATTCCTGTTATTAATGAATTGGTTAATAAATATCTTTCTGCACTTGACTTTTATGTTAACTTCACTTTAGATGAGACGTTTAAAGAAACTATCAAATCTAGACATAGAGATGAATTTAGTTATGCATCATTCTCAGAAGGTGAAAAGCAACGTATTGATATGGCTTTGATGTTAACATGGCGTGAAGTTGCGAAACTGAAGAACTCAACAAACACCAATCTATTAATATTAGATGAAGTGTTTGATTCATCATTAGATGCCAACGGAACAGAATACTTAATGAATGTGTTGCATCTATTGAAAGATACAAATCTATTTGTTATTAGTCACAAAGGTGATGTGTTACAAGATAAGTTTAGGTCAGTGATTCAGTTTGAAAAAGTAAATAATTTTTCTAGGATTAAAAAATGAGTGAAATATTAACAATCAATACAGAAGAAAGCGTTATTAAACAAAATGATGCGACTACACCTTTGCCTTTATATGGTGAAGATTATGAAATGTTATCGAGAGTGATGCCTGAATACACTGAACCACTTCCTAATCCAGGTATGACTAGACTAATACAAAGACTTAAGCAAACTATGCTAATGCACAATGGCATTGGATTGTCTGCTAATCAATGCGGTGCTGAAGTACGAGTGTTCGTTATCGGCACTAAAGAGTTTCAATTAGCCTGTATTAATCCTAAAATCGTAAAAGAATCAGTTGAGATATCAAAGATGAGAGAAGGATGTCTATCATATCCTGGTTTGTTTTTGTTTGTTGACAGACATGATACGATTGAGGTAGAATACGTAAATGAACAAGGTGAGACAGTAACTCAGCTTATGCAAGGTATTACGGCTCAATGCTTTCAGCATGAACTAGACCATATGAATGGTGTTAAGTTAGCTGAACACGTTGGACCATTGGCTCTTAGTATGGCGAAAAAACGTCGTGATAAGATGATGAAAAAACTTATTAAAGGTAAAGTATAATGGCTGATGCTAAAGAATTAGCATATGTAGAAGAGCAGTGGACTCAATGGCAGATTGATAATCCTCCTAGTACGTTTGTACATGTGGATGAGAATGAGTTAAGAGAACAACTCATTAAAGATTTGACTTTTGTATCTGCTATGGATGTGAAAGAATATACGCTTTATCAAAAGTGGTGTGAAGTGCATGAGAAGTATCCTATGGTTGAGTCAGATACGCTATGGGGTACACAAATGATTATGGAAAAGCCAGAGCAAATGAAGCTTCTTAATGAAGTGAAATCTAACATATGGATTCCTGAATCACCTGATGACTATCTAAACTTAGAGCCTGTGTTTGAATATACTGATGATTCAGGTCAAGAAGAAGTGTCTACATTCTGGACTGATACACCAGCATATGCTAATATTAAAAGGTCAGACTTAGCTGAGAGATGGAATGCATTACGTACATTCATTCATACAATGAAGAACAATGCAAACATTGGTCGTAATCTTAACTTCTTAGTTAAAGATAAAGTAACAAACAAATACCTAGGTGCAGTGTGTATCTCTTCAGACTTCTTAGATTTAACACCTCGAGATAACTATATTGGTTGGTCTCGTCAAGTTAAGACTCAGAATGCTATGATTAATCATACTGCAATTGCTTCTACAATTGTACCTGTACAACCTTTTGGTTTTAACTATGTTGGCGGTAAACTGTTAGCATTGTTATGTTTGTCTGATGAAGTACAGAATTTATGGAAGAAACAATATGGTGATGTATTAGTTGGCGTAACAACAACATCACTTTATGGCAAGACTAAACCAGGCGGTTTGTCTCAGTATGATGGTCTAGACCATTGGATGCCTATGGGCTTCACTAGTGGTTCAGTTTCGTTTGAACCTAATAGAAGCACTAGAAATATGCTTCAACAATGGCTAAGAACAAATCATACTCGTAAATATTTTGAGTGGTACTTTGCTAAGAAGCCTTCAGGTCAGCCACATAAGCGAGACCATAAGAATCGTTCATTATACTTTACATATAGTAAACTAAGTATTCCTAAAGAACTAGTTCGCTCAGAACATGCTCGTGGAATCTATTATAGTCCGTTATATGACAACTCAAGCGAATTCTTACGTGGTGAGATTACTGAAGACCAGTTAGTTAAGTCTTTTGATACTAGCTATGATGCACTTGTTAAAATCTGGAAAGAGAAACATGCTAAAGGTCGTGTAGGTTTCTTGAAGAAGAAAGATAAGCTGTCATCACAAGAATTGTTCTATGATGATTTGATTAAAATGTCATGGGAGGAAACTAAAGCTAAATATTTAGTGCAAGTTGGCCGATAATGGTTGACAATCTAAATTAGATGTTATATAGTTACAACACTCTCCTATAAATTAAAGGTTATCTTAAAGCGGTGTGTTTAGAACAGACTAGAGTTCCCCTCTAGTTTCTATGTGCAATTCATAGACACCGCTCCATTTTTTATGATTGATTTCACATTCGAATTTCCTGAGCATCTAAAGACTGGCGATATACGCATGGTGTCAATAGATATTCACGCCAAAACATTTGAAGAAGCTAAGATGTTGATTAATGCTAAAATCTTACTATCAAATCCTAGAACTATGTTCGACTGGTTCAAACTAGAAGAAAACAATTACACAGGTGTCAAAATTTATTGTTGACATAAACTTTAATTAGTGTATACTTGTATCAATATTAATTGATAAGGAATACATGATGAGTTTAGAACTAGACCAGTTTTATCAACAGATGCAACTTGAGCAAGAGATGCATTACATGACTAGTGTTACTGATGTCGTAACGGCATTCGAATATCACGGAGTCGAATCAGTAATATCGTTTGTTTTCGATAAACATCCCAACTTTAAAAATGAAGTCATTCAATACTTAGATAAAGAAAAAGTGTTGACTTGATAATATTCTTATTATATACTTGATGCAGTATTTGATGAGGTACACTATATTATGTTAAATTATTCTGTTGCAACAAAGTCTCAACTAGCTAAGTTGTTAGCTACTGAGAATATCAAAATCGAACACCAAAATGCTCCTACTGCGTCGTTCAATCTAAAAACACGTACTTTGACTTGCCCTATCTGGAAAGATATGACAGGTCAAATGTATGACTTGTTGTTAGGTCACGAAGTTAGCCATGCGTTAGAGACACCTGAGCAAGGCTGGCATAACGCTGTGTGTACTAAAGGTGTTAACTATCGACACTTTCTAAACGTTGTTGAAGATGCACGTATCGAGAAAAAGATTAAACGTCGTTATCCGGGTATTCGTCGTTCATTTATCGGTGCTTACAAACAGCTTCTAGATGAAAACTTCTTCGGTATTAAAGATAAAGACTTAGATGATTTGTTCTTTATTGACCGTATCAACGTATACTGTAAAGCTGGGGTGTCTTCAGGTATCACATTCAATAATGCAGAAGAGAAACGATTACTTAAATTAGTAGAAGATGCTGAGACATGGAATGATGTCTTATATGCTACTGAACAGATTTGGGAATACTCTAAGCAAGAGCAACAACAAGAAATGCCTGCTTATGTTAAGACCGCTACTTGGATGCAAGCTGATGACCAATCAGATTCTGAGTTTAAGTATATTGATAATCATTTCGATGATGAGTTTGACGAAGAGTTTGACTCAGGCGAGTCTGAAGGTGATGCTGACTTTGATGAGTTCGATAATGAAGCTGAGTCTGAAGAAGGTGGTAATAGCGGCGATACTGAATCAAATCAAGAAGAAGATGGTTCAGAAAATGATGACAGTAGCGATGATGCATTACCAGCTAAAGGTATTGATGGTGATAAAGATACACTAACATTCGGTGAACCTGTGTGTGAGACTGATATTACTTTCCGTGAGAATGAAAAGAAACTGTTATCAGATAAGGTACAACGAGTTTCATACATTAATATTCCTAAGCTAATCAAAAAAGATTTGATTAAAGATGCTAAATCTATTAATACATTCATGACTAATTTTTTCGAAGCTGAAAAATACAAAATGAATGAGTTGTATAATTCATTCAAGAGTAAGAACGACAAGTATATTGGGCTTCTAGTTAAAGAGTTTGAGATGCGTAAAGCCGCTAAAGCACATAGTCGCTCTAAGCTTTCAGATACTGGTGATATCAACATTAACAAATTGAGTAGCTATCAGTTCGATGATGAGATTTTCCGTAAAGCAATGATTGTACCAAAAGGTAAATCACACGGACTGTTCTTGTTATTAGATATGTCTGGTTCGATGGGTGATAGTATGTCAGGTTCGATTGAACAGATTTTAGTTCTAACTGCATTCTGTAAAAAAGTAAACATACCATTTCAAGTGTTTGGATTTAGTTCAGGACAAGTTCCAGATGACTGTTTTGAAAAAGTTGTTGATGGTTTAACGATGCGTGATTTCAAACTGATTGAGTTCATTAACTCTAAAATGAAAACAACTGAATATAATACTGCGATTAAAAATTTGTGTGGCTTGGCTCACTTGTATACAAATCGATATGCACATCATGTTCCACATCAATTAAAATTAGGTCGTACACCACTTATTGAAAGTATGGTTACGTTGCAACCATTAATCAAAGAGTTCAAAAAACAAAACAACTTAGATATTGTTAACATGGTGATTGTTCATGATGGTGATGCTGATACCATAGACACCTACTCAACACCAGGACAATATTTCAAACGAATTAATAATTTATACACTGAACGTTTTGTGTTACGTGATTTGCATGAGAAACTAGACTTTCCTATTGAGTATGATGAAGACATAGGATTATCTGAATCGATGCGTCAAAGTATATTTAAATGGTTTGTACAAACAACAGGTACTAAATTGTTTGGATTCTTTATTACTAATCCTTCGAGTTCAAGTATTTCAACTGCGGTTCGTAATCGTTACGTCGATGTTAAAGTTGGAATTCCTAAGTTTGAAAACTATTCTCAAGAATATACTTACTATAACACTGTGGCAGAGAAACTTAAAAAAGAACGTTGGTTACATTCTAAGAATTATGGATACGAAAGCTTCTTCTTAATCGTAGGTGGTAAAAACTTACAGATTGAAAATGAAGAGTTAGTTGTAACTGGAAAAGTAAGTAAGAAAACTTTGTTTACAGCCTTACGTCGTTTAACTAAAAACAAAGTAACAAATCGAGTACTAGTGTCAAAGTTCATTGAAGGTATTGCAATTTAATACTTGACATAGATTTTGAAGAGGTATATTATTGGTAATGTTTATATTGAATGAAAGTTATATATTATGAATCCACGTGAATTATTTTTAAAAGCACTAAAAGACTCCGGTAAAGAAGTTGTTACTAAACAAGAAATTATTAAGATTGCTAATGAAATGAACATTAAGATTCCTCAATGGTTTACTAAGAATGAAGATTATCGAGTAGGTCGAGGTATGTTTAAAGTTCCTGATACTGCTGAAGTGCAGAATATTCTTCCTATGAAAAAACAAGATAACACTATCGGTACAGTTCAGACCATGATGGATACTGAAAGTTTAGTTCCTGATGTCTATAAAAACTATGTACCATTCGGTCACTTTGATGACTTAGTATCAATCATTAGTTCGAACATGTTCTATCCTATCTTCATTACAGGACATTCAGGTAACGGTAAAACGATGTCTGTAGAACAAGCATGTGCTAAACTTAAACGTAAGTTTGTACTTATCTCAATGACACCTGAGACTGATGAAGGTGATTTGTTAGGTAACTATGTATTGATTAACGGTCAGATGGTTTGGCGTGATGGTCCAGTAACGATTGCCGCACGACAAGGTGCTGTGTTATGTATTGATGAGATTGATTACGGTGCTCAAAACTTAGCATCACTTCAACGTGTGTTGGAAGGTAAACCTTTCTTACTCAAGAAGAAAAATGAAATCGTGACTCCTGCTGAAGGTTTCACTATCATTGCCACAGCTAACACTAAAGGTAAAGGTTCTGATGATGGTCGATACATGTTTACCAACGTATTGAATGAAGCCTTCTTGGAACGTTTCTTGAATACATACGAGCAAGATTGGCCTGATAATAAAGTTGAAAAGAAGATTATCAATAAAGAATTAACATCACTAGGTATCAATGATGAAGACTTTGCGACCAAGTTAGTTGATTGGGCTGATGTGATTCGTAAAACATTCAATGAAGGTGGTGTTGATGAAGTTATCTCAACACGTCGATTAACTCATATCACCAAAACATTTGGTGTGTTTAAAGACCGAATGAAGTCGATTGAATTATGTTTAAATCGTTTTGATGACGAAACTAAAACAACATTCTTAGATTTATATTCTAAAGTTGACCCTTCGATTGTTCCTGAAGTAGAATTAGAGGATGTAGGAATTAAACAGACACCTCAAGATGTTTCAGTTGAGATTCCGTTTTAAGTAGTACGAAGCTAAGAAGTGGCATATATAAAGTGTGTCACTTCTTTTTATTAATGGGAAAATTATGGAAATACAAATTAAACTTGAAGACTTGAAGAAAAATAAATTGTTTGTTGCGACACCGATGTATGGTGGCATGGCGAACGGTATGTATGTGAAATCTAGTCTTGACTTACAAACCCTGATGATTAAGTATGGTGTTGAAACTAAGTTCTCGTTTTTGTTTAACGAGTCTTTGATTACCAGAGCACGAAATTATCTAGTAGATGAATTCTTGCGCTCAGACTGCACTCATATGTTGTTTATCGATTCAGACATTCATTACAATCCTCAAGATGTGATTGCGTTGATGGCTCTAGATAAAGACGTTATCGGTGCACCATATCCTAAAAAATCAATTAATTGGAACAATATTGCTCAGGCCGCTAGACAGAATCCTGACATGCCTGCCGGTGAACTAGAATCACTTGTTGGAGAATATGTTTTCAATGTCGTTAAAGGTACTGAAAAGTTTACGGTAACTGAACCACTACAAGTATTAGAAATTGGTACTGGTTTCATGATGATTAAACGTGATGTATTCAGTAAATTTAAAGAAGCTTATCCTGAATTGCATTACAAACCAGACCATGTTGGCCAAGCTAACTTTGATGGTACTCGTTACATTCATGCATACTTTGATACTGTGATTGACCCTGTATCTCATCGCTACTTATCAGAAGATTACATGTTCTGTCAGTGGTGGCGTAATATTGGTGGTGAAATTCACTTGTGTCCTTGGATGAAGACTCAACACGTTGGTACATATGCCTTTACAGGTAATATGCCTAAGATTGCTGAATTAATCGGTAAACTATAATGCTGATTGGTATTGTAGGATTCATTGGTTCAGGTAAGGGAACTGTTGGTGATATATTAGAACGTAAAGGATATGTTAAAGACAGTTTTGCTAAACCATTAAAAGATGCTGTATCATGTATGTTCGGCTGGCCTAGAGATATGCTAGAAGGAGATACTGAGGTGTCTCGTAAGTGGCGTGAAGAGCCTGATGTATACTGGTCTGAAAAATTTGGTAGAACATTTACTCCTCGAGAAGCTTTGCAATTGATGGGTACTGAAGCAGGTCGAGATGTCTTTCATAAAGACTTGTGGGTTATTTCGTTATTGAATCGAGCCAAAGGTAAAGATGTAGTTGTTACCGATGTTCGATTCAAGAATGAAATTGAATACATTCAAAAGAATGGTGGTAAAGTAGTTAGGATTATTCGAGGTGATGAACCTGAGTGGTATCAAACCGCACTTGAAGTAAACACCTTGAATCCTAACTTATTTAATTTAAGACATTATACTTTACAAGATGAAGTACATCGTTCAGAATGGGATTGGATTGGTTGTAAGTTTGATTACAACATCCTAAACAATGGAACACTACAAGAATTAGGTGATTCTGTTGATGCTATGTTGCACTCTTTGAGTGTGTGATTTATACTATGTTTTCTTATTATTTTGGAGTAAATTATGCAGTTATCTAAAAAGTCTATTGAAATTCTTAGAAGTTTTTTTACAGTCAATCGAGGAATTTTATTTAAGCCTGGTAAAGAAGTTAAAACTATTTCTGTTAAAGGTAATATTTTAGCTAAGGCTGTGCTTGATGAAGAAATCACTCAAGAGTTTTCAGTATATGATTTAAACAACTTTGTTGATGTATTATCAATCAGTGAAAACGCATCATTTTCAATTGATGAAAAGTTTATTAAACTTAAGAATGTTCGCCACGATGATTTTTTAGGATTTGATGTTGAAACTGAAGCTTTGTATCGAGTTACTGAAGTATCTAATTTAGTTCTTCCTCCTAAAGAAGATATTAATTTTCCTGAGCCAGAAATCAATGTTAAGTTTAGTAAAACATTATTAGGTGATATGTTGTCTTGGAGTAGTAGACTAGATGCACCAAACATTCGAGTTTCGTCTGATGGTGAATTTATTTACTTAGGTGCTTGTGATGTAAAAGGCGAAGTTGTTAATAAAAGCGTATCAAAATTTGCTAATGGTAACGGTGATAAATTTGAATTTGTTTTTAGAGTAGAAAACTTATCAATGTATCCAGGACACTATAGCTTAAGTATTTCATCAAAAGGTGTTTCACATTGGAAATGCTTAGAAGCAAATGTTGAATATTGGATTACAACAGAAAAAGATGGATTTTATCAAAAGGCATAAAATATGTTAGTATATGTTAATTGTGTTTCAGGTGAAACTGAATATAATGTAGCAATCAATCCTAGTCATGTTGTATCAGTTATTGAGATTAAACCGAGCGAATTGGTTACATACAAATCATTGATTACCTTGACAACAGGTAGAGAGCATTTCACCAATGAAAACTATTTAGAATTAGTTAGTAGATTTTCAGCCGCACTCAATTGAGTGCATTTAACACCGCATCATGCAACACTTGATATGATGCGGTGTCTTTTTATTATGGAGTTAGTATGATTGAAAAAGATGTAAAACAATTTCTATGGGTTGAAGCTTATCGCCCTAAGACTATTGACGAATGCGTTCTTCCTGAACGTTTAAAAATTCCCTTTAAAGAATACGTAAGAACTAAAGATATTCCAACCATGATGCTCACTGGTAGTGCAGGTGTTGGTAAAACAACTGTAGCCAAAGCTTTATGTGAAGAAGTTGGTTGTGACTATATCGTTTTAAATGGCTCATCTAAATTTGGTATTGATGTAGTACATAATTTAGTCACTGATTATGCGGCCGCTGTATCATTAAAAGGTGGTCGCAAAGTAGTTATCATTGACGAGGCTGATGGTATGTCTTCAGCCGCTCAAGCTGGTTTCAGAAATTTGATTGAAGAGTTTGCTAGAAACTGTTCTTTTATTTTTACTTGTAACTTTAAAGAAAAGATTATTGAACCTATTCATTCTAGATGTGCTGTTATTGATTTCAGATTAACTAAAGATGAAAAAGCTAAGATGGCATCTCAATTCTTTAAACGAGTGATTGAGATATTAAAAAAAGAGAATATTGAATATAACGAAAAGGTTGTTGCTGAAGTAGTTAATAAATTCTTTCCTGACTTTAGACGTACTTTAAATGAATTACAAAGATATTCTAAGTTTGGTAAAATTGATGTAGGTTTTTTATCTAGACTAGGTGATGAATCTGTTATTGATATTATCAATTATATCAAAGATAAAGACTTTGCTGGAGTTAAAAAGTGGTTATCTAATAACGATTATGATTCAACTTCTTTTTATAGAAAACTGTTTGATGAGTTGTATACTCGAGTAGAATCGAGATATATTCCATCTTTAGTTGTCACATTAGCAGATTATCAATATAAGAGAGCCTTCGTTTCGGATTCTCAATTAAACGATTTGGCTATGTTAACAATGATTATGATGGAGGCTGAGTTCAAATGAGTACACCTAGTCTATTTGGTGGATATGTTAAAGATGAAGATGATTATGCAGAGGAAATAGTTGAAAAACTATCTAATGCTCAAGATATTGCTTTCTATCCTGATGATTCTGAAGGCAGTAATTTGGTTTTAGTGCCTAATGTTAATTTAAACAGACATGGCTTTTATTGTATTTACAAGAACGGTATTCCTTTGTTTGTTGGCTATTCTAGCGGATATGTGAGAAATAGAATTCATAGATTCGTCAAAACAGCTTTAGGTACCAATAGACATGATGAAGACCATAGCGGTGCTCAAGAGTTTACTAGATTCTTTAGTGACCGTAATGATATGTTTAATGACACCAGTGTTAGATATTTTGAATTCTATGCTGGTCAAGATATCACTGCATCGATGAAGAAAATATCATCACAAGTATCTAAAAAAATGAATACTGTGCTAAACAAAGAAAATAAACATAAGGATATAAATCATGGATTCCACACAAGAATTGGATAAACTAAAACATGCAACTAAGATTATGAATCTTGGTAAAGCAGGTGAAAGTATTATTGCTAATTATTTTGCGTCTATGGAAAACACCAGAGTTGAACTATCAGTAGATTCATATGATAGTAAAAAAGACATGACAGTATACCAAAAGATACAATTGATTAAAAGTGTTGATGACTTTATAGATGATGGTGAATCTATTACCATTATCGTAAATGAAAAAACAGTTGAAGTTAAAACACAAACTCCATATTTTACTACATCTGAATTGACAATTAGAAAAAGTCAACTCGATAAGTGTCGCATGGTTGATGAGTTATATTTTGTGGCTGTGCCCGACCCTAAATGGAAATCAGATTTAGCTGGATGTATATATAAAGTCGACCCTGAGAAATTCCGTGGCAGACCTTATAAAAAACAAGATAAATTTGGTGGTGTTAGATATATGATAGGAATCGGCATACATCAAGAAGCAGTCACTAAGGTGAAAGACTTGACTCAGCAAGAAATTGAGTATCTTCTAAAAGCTAAATCGTAAAAAATTGGATATATTATGGCAGAAGTATTTGACTTTGTTAAAGAAATTCTTGGCAACAAGAATGATATAATGGAAACCGAGCAAGATGAAAAAAAGTATGTTCCTTATCTAACCAATAGAGCACTTTCCAATCATTTAGATTGTATAGGATTTGCTAGTATGATGAATGAAAGACCTCATCTAGACAATAGGTTACAGTTTTTATATTTTATAAATACCGTAAGGTCTAAAAAGAGGCCGTTCATCAAAAGCGAAAAAGTTGAAAAGCTAGAAGATTTAGAATGTATCAAAAAATATTATGGTTATTCTGATATCAAAGCTAGACAAGCATATGAAATTCTTGATGAGAATCAAATCCAAAAACTAAAAGAAGAAACCGATATTGGTGGATTAAGGAAATAAAATGATTGACATTTCTAGTTTTGTTGAGGTAAAACTCAAAGAACCAGATGACTTTTTAAAAGTGCGAGAAACATTATCACGTATAGGAGTAGCTTCAAGAACAGATAAAGTGTTGTATCAATCTTGTCATATATTACATAAACAAGGTAAATATTACATCACACATTTTAAAGAGTTGTTTGCGCTTGATGATAGACCATCAAGTTTAGATGAAAACGACATACTGAGACGTAATGCGATTGCTAAGTTGTTATCTGATTGGGGTTTAGTGATTATTGCTAATCCTGAAATTATGACGGACAAAATTGGTCCATTACATCAAATTAAAGTTATTTCACACAAAGAACGTAATGAGTGGGAACTTGTAAGTAAATATAATATCGGTAAGAAAAAGACTGATTATTAAATGAAGCGTTATGGTAACTGTCTCATTTATGTTATAATAATGAGACTTACACAAGGCGGTAGAATTAAATGGAGTAAGAGTAGAACGTGGTTTGGTTTTCACACTACTTGGATAGATATTGCTGGTGTAGAATGGGAATATACTTTAAACAAACCAAAGAAACATCCTTGGTGGTATATTCCAATTTTCTATACTGGTAAAGTAAAACGACGTAAACTCTAAAGTAAGGCATGTTGGACGGCGGTTCGATTCCGCCCAGGTCCACCAAAAGCATATTTAAGAACTCTAGATTAGGACGTGGTTAGATAGCCTAGAGTATCCGAAAACTAACCTAATATGCTTCTGATGGGCCTGACCAGGTTTCGACAGCGTGAGATAGGATAAGAGCGTTCGTGGAAATAACACGTTAAAGTTAATCAAATATAACTGCAAACGATGAGTTATACGCTGTAGCGGCTTAGTCCACTACTGAGTTTTGCTGGTTTGACTTGGAAACAGAATAAACCAGCTTTTTAATAAAGGAGTAATATATGTTAGAAACTTTATTTTGGGTACTAGTTGGTGCGTTTATTGGTTGGCACGTTGAGCAACCAGCATGGGCAAAAGCATTGAAAGCAAAAGTTTTAGGACTTTTTGGTAAATAGATTATAAATAAGTTTGTCAGTTCTTTAAAAACTGACATCTATGCCTTCGGGGT